GTGGGCCTTCCGGACGCTTTCCAAATGCACCAGATGTCGCGCCACCAGCAACGCCGCCGAGAATACCTTCTGCGATGGCTTGCTTACCGCTGATGTCCAAACCAGCCTCTGTCCCGAGAGACGATCCGGTCTGTTCAATAATTGACTGGAGGAGTTCTGTCCCGCCTTCTCCAACCAGACCTTCTCCCATACGCTTCAACAGGGGGGCAGCAGCCTGTCCGCCACCGGGGAGATATTTAGCACCGATAGCGTTTAACGCACCGCTGCCAGCAGCAGTGAGTGCCGCCGCTCCAATGTCGGAAGCGTTAGGAGTATCACGACCTTCTTTCTGAGCGCGTTCTTGTGCAACAGGGCCAAGGATTTGAAGTGCTTCAAACAAGAATGGACCGAGGAAAGCACCCGCAATAGCACCCGCAGCAGTACCAACAATAGGCACAACAGAACCCGCCGCCGCGCCAATCGCTGCACCAGCCGCTCTTGTTCCAATAGCACCAGCAATCTGACCAGATTGTTCTGCGACAGCAGCAGGAAGCGAGCCAATACCAAACCCGCCAAGGGTAACGTCCCCTTCTTGTGGGGTAATAAATCGGCCAGCCGCCGACTCATATCCTTCTGGGGTGATGTATTCAGCAGCACTTTTCAGTGCTGCACCCGTTCCTGTCAGGCCGAGAGTTTCTGCTGTCGTGCCGAGGGCTCCGAGCGGCTGCGCCAAACCAGCCTGAAGAGAACCCATGATGGATTGCTCTTTTGGTTTGTTTGCTGCCATCCACTGCGGAAATAGGTTGGTGTCAAAGTCGCGCAGAACATCCTCACCAGAAACTCCTTCGGGAGCCTCTACCTTAAAGATTTTCCCGTTTGGAGCCTCTATTGAGTAAATTGGCACTTATTAAACTCCGATTAGGGCTGAACACCGAGTATTCTACTTCCCGTAGGGATAGTTTGAGGATTTATTAGTGACCTAATATAATTTTCAGCGTCTGTCACTGCTTCCTGAGTAACCGTACCTACCGGGCTTCTTAATATTGTTTGCGCTGCTTTTAGGAGTTCATTATCTTGCGCTGCCGCATACCCTCGCGCTACATCTCCCTCGCCTTTTGGATCTAGGGCTTTGTACAGGCGAATTGCGTCAGGGTCTTGACCCATCTTTTCACGCTCAAGACCAAGTGTTGCATCCCGATACGCAGCAGTAGCTTCGTCCTGCTGCTGCGCCCGAAGAGCCGCCATGTCCTCGCGCTCTGCTTTACGGGAATCAGATTCCAACCCAGCATACGACTGAAGACCAGACATACCACCCTGTGCAATGTTCTGTAACGCATTAGAACTCTTTCCACCCATCGTAGCCAGACCAGCTTGCATTAAACCGAGGTAGAAATTTCTTTCCTTATCTGCTTTTCTGTCAGCCTTGATTTGCTCAAGTTCTGTCAGCTTCTTGTCAGCGGGATCAGATGAACCTCCCTCTGATTTTTCACCAATCTTAGACATATAGTCCCCGCTTCCGCCAGCGACCTGTGCGTCAGGAGTAGGGTTTTTTGTAGAAGGTAATTTTGACATATAATCGCCGCTTCCACCCGCACTTTGTGCAAATGTCTTCAGTTTACGCCGCAACTCTTCTTCTCTCGGTCCCGGTAATCCTAATAACTCGTTCAAGAACCCCCCTTTGTCTTTGGGATCTTCCCTACTACCGCCCATATACGCGGCCTCAGATGCTCCAAAAGCAGGAAGATCCGCCAGATTAACAGCCCCCATCCGTGGATCACGGAAACTAGCTAATCCGCCCTCCGCCATCCCGACAGGACGAACGCCAGCGGCTTGCATCTGCGCCATCTGCTGCATCGGGGGCATAGGCTGCATGGCAGGGGGCGGAGCGGAACTTGCAACAGGACGTGTCATGGCCGGGCGATCACCCTGAGCAAGGGTGTTGAAGTAATACTCAGGGTTTTGCTTCATCTGTGCTTCGGCCAGCATTTCCTTGGCCACCTGCAACCGCTCTTCGCGTGTCATGCCTGACGATCCGCCATCGACCATGGACGTTATTCCGCTGCCCCTTGCAGAGCGGTCGCGGGGATTAAACATTTCACGCTGAAGTACTGGATCTTGGGCCATGATTAACTCGCTTATTTTAATGCGCCATACGCGCCGATACCTGTTGCAGCAAGACCAGCCAACTGTGAAATAGGACTTGCAGCAGGTGTCGCTGTTTGGGTCGTCTGAGTCTGACCGGATGGCGTCTGGTTAAGAACATCACCGTAATAAGATGCCTGTTGATACGGAGCATTTTCAAGGTTTTGCTCATTGAGACGTGTCGCATCCAGTTCCGATTGATTTTGTGTCTGAAGTTTTTGCCCCATGTTGTACAGGTGTGATGTATCTCCTTGTCCAAGGGCCGCGGTATTTTGTCCAAGGGTGGCAGTGTTAGTTCCAAGACTAGCAATACCCGCTGCCGATGTTTGCGCCCTTGCCTGTTGGTTCTGGAATGCGTCCATTGCAGACTTTTGTGCCTGACTGTAGTTTGCCGAGTAGTCCTCCATAATCCGTTTTGATTGGACATCTGCCAACCCACGACCCAACTCCGCCTGTTGGACACCGAACCTGCTGCCGCCAAACGCACCCGACTTTACAGCCTGAGCAGCAAGAGTCTGCTGTTGGATAGTAGCATTGCGGCCCATCTCCTCAACAGCACGTTGTGTCACGGCAGCTTGATATGGATTCATATATGCCTGTGCCGAGTTCGGATCATACGCACCCGTCGTTCCTGCATACAAACCACCCGCCTGACCATAGGCTTTATTCGCTTGATCAAAATACGGGAGATACGCTCCAATACCTTCCGAGGCCATGGTAATGGCCTGTGTCTGTTCTGGCGACATCCCAGCAACTTTATACTCTGCGGGGGTATATGGTTTCGATGTTAGGTCCGATACTGATTGTAGGTAGCCTTGACGCAGTAATTCCTTCCACTCCGGTTCGCGGGTAATTACTTGCTGTGTGGTTACGTCATCTTTAGCCATAACTTAAGCCCTCTTCTCAAACTGGTGCATCATATCGTACATACGTTTTGCTCCCGCTGCGCGACTTCCGCCACCAGCACCTTTCACGGCCCTTGCTGTCATAACAAACTCGCCGTCGCTTAACTTCGCAGGGATGCTGTCACTCGTTCCAGTACCCGGACCCTTGAGGTGGCCACCAACACGGGCATCCACTTCAATCGGACCACCCCGCGCTGCATAGATTGGATTTGGTGAATACGTTGGGACACGAACGTCACCTGAGTATGGAGCAGAGGACGTTGGACCACGGTAAGACATAGAAGCAATTTGCTCTGGTGTCATTTTTGGGAAAGGGTCCTTAAAGCTGGTCGCTTTTGTTGTTGGTGTCATTGCACCACCAAGCAGAAGACCTGCGCCACCGGCAAGTGCCAGAGAGGTCTTTGGATGGGTGGTGATGTAGTTGCCAACGCTGTCAAAGAAGCCACCGCCAGCTTGTGCTGCTGCTGTTGTTGGTGCTACTGCCGCTCCTGAAGGAGGCATACCACTGCCCCCGGGAAGAGCAGTTGCCCCCATATTAGTGGTTGGTGTCACTCTCCCGCCGCCAAAAATGTTCTGATTTAAGAATGGAGTCTGTGGGTTTCCAAACATCCCGGAAGGAAGACCACCTTGGACGCCGCCCATAAACGTGCCGCCACTAAGCATTCCCGAAACGCCCGAGAATACGCCACCAGCAACACCACCCATTAAGCCAGCTTGGAGTGCCTGACTTGGATTTGCCCCGTTGATCATGGCACCTAAGCCTGATCCAATGACGCCAGATGCAATCGTACCCAAGCCCGGAGCGAGGAAGTTCAACGCCACAGGAAGAATAATACCCGCAGCCTTCTTGAGGAACTTACCAATGCTGTCAAAGAACCCGTACTCAGGAAGGCCCGTAATCGGGTTGATGCTGGACCCTTGCGTTCTTCCAAGCATCGCAGCTTCACGCGGATTAATGTGTGCCAGAACGCTATCACCGCTACGGTTTGCACGGCGCACCATATCAGCCTGTGACCGGAGATTGGTAATACCACCACCCGCCATTGCAAGAGGTGGCATTTCTGCCGCTGGACCTTCCATTGGCATGGCAGCAGGAGATGCTATGGCATCCTTCACCATACCAGCCAAGATCTCAAAGAAACTCTGCACGTACTTCGGCGGCAGATCGCCCGGCTGAACAATACCTTTTTTAATCAAAGCCTGAACTGCACGGTCGTACTGATCAGACTTGTTCATAATAAACTGGATTGTCTGCTTCAAAGCGGTCAGCTTATCCGAACCCATCGTTTTAAGATCGTCTGACAGATTCCGAAGATCCGTGATCTCTTCCACTGACAGACTGTTAAAAGCACGTCCAAGAGCAGAAATCACCTCGCCAGAAACCGGCGGTTCTGATGGTCCTGTTGCTGGGGAAGCAGAAGCTGATGCCTCTGGTGCGCCTCCCATCATTCCTTGAAGATCTGCAATTCCAGCCATCGGTCTGTCCTATGTGTGAACTCGAATAGCAGGGGCCGTGATCCTGAAGTAATCGGCTCCGCTAAAATACCTCTTTGTGTGATGAAACACAAGCCTTATACCGTCACGGTTACCGTACCAACGGAACCCGTTGCAGAATTTCCAGCGACATACGCTCTGTATAGCACAGAGACATACACAGTTCCGTTGACCTGAAACAACGTACCCGGTTCTGCACCGGCATCGTTTGTCGGCAAGTTTGTCAGAACAAGGGTTGTTTGTCTGCCCTCTCCTGCGGATCGGAGGGCGATGGTCATCTGGTTCAACATACGAACCATATCATTGAAGTACACCGGATCATATGCGGTTGGCGCACGTCCAAATGCAGGTAACGTAAGTCTGCGGTCCATTACCTACGTCCGTCAGGTTGTATTTCAAGGCGAGGTGATCCTAATGACCATCTTGTTCCAAGCGTGTTGCTCTCAATCTTAAAGGTCGCCTGTCTACCCCGCAGACGTACATACGCCTGTGTCGTGAACTGCTCGACAGGAACCGTGGCAGACCTTGTGACAGGAGAATCCGTTGTCTTATTGTAGTTGGACCCCGGAAAGTTCTGCATCTTAATCGTCATATCAACCGTTGGCGTATTGGTTGAATCGTAGAACGTCACGTCGGGAATAATCCTGCGGATAAACACGAAGTTGTCGCCCTCGCCAATATCAAAAGGAGAACTCTCGATATACGCATTTAGCGGAGTGGCAGGGTTGGTGCTACCATCGTCCATGCCATACTCATGGTTGTAAAGATAACCATCCGGCGATGCAGCAATCGGATAGACATTGGTGCCGCTATCAAGCCACGCCGTTCGTGCCATGCTGCCATATGTCCACGCACGATCCATATAGTTAAACGTCACATAGGCATTGCACTCCGAGGAGTCAGCAGTAGGATAGAACCAAGTCACCTCATTAAATTCACTGTTTACTGCGGCATAAACCTTGTCAGACTCACCAATGTTGAGATTGGTAAAAATGTAGTTTTTCAACGGACATTGAAGTTCTTGCGTCGAACCGCCGAAGATATAAAACTTGCCAATACCCATCCACATAACAACATCGTCAACGGCTGCAAAGCAGTTAAACCCCATAGACGTAATGCTGCTTGCCACCATCGTAAGTCCGAAGGTGTACGGGGGTCCGATATACTGCATCGAATAAAGGGCGATATCTGTCCAAACAAGGATTTCTCGCTTTGTCTCAACAGCACGAATTATACGTGTGCCGGAGCCAAGGCGTAAGTCCCCTGCCGTATTCGTGGCAATCGGTGTCCAAACTGTGTAGTCTTCCTGACTACTAAATTTAATAAGCAGCGGGTCTTGAGTATCCTCAAATGTATTAGATGAATCTATATAATTGTTGGCACCAAAGGCAATCACATGACGATCATTGTCCGAGACCATGATCTGTGTAGCAATAGTCGGAGTTTGAATGTCCGTGCTTAATGAAGCAAGTGTTACTCCGCGAACTGTCAGCGGTGTAGAAACCGATGGAGACCAGTAATATATTCCTGCATTCCTGACATTGAACAACAGATCTTCGCCAAAATTGTCTGTAGTCCACAAACGCAGGGTGGTGGAAGGGGTAAGAGCAACGCCGTCACCCCAACCTAATCTACCCCAAGTTCCAGCACCCCAACCACCGCCACCGACTTGTTCTGTCAGACCGGTGTTTATCTGGTATGCCGCAGTTATGGCTGACCCCCCCGTTCCCACGTCAGAAGCGTTAGCCGTTGCCGTCGCAACAAATGTAAAGCTGTTGGCATCGACAACAGTTATTTGATACTCTTTGTTAAGAACAGCGGCGGTTATGTTGCCACCAAGACTAACAGCACCGCTAAATGTTACAAAATCATTTGTAATTGCATCATGCCCAGAGTCTGTAACGGTAATAGTTGCCGAACCATTGGTCGCTGCAAATGCACCGCTCAAGACTACCGTGCTGCGAATTGGGGTAATGTCGTTAAACACTCCACCGCTTTCGACATAAAACTTTAAGTTTGTTCCTACGCCGAGGTAGTTTACGCTATCCAAAGCCGACCAGTTGATTAACTCACGACAAGTTCCAAGAAATGATGTTTGCGCGTACGTGGCCCACCCGCCAATGGATTGAGGAAAGCTGTTCTGAAACCGCACAAGGTCGCAGTCATACCACCCACCCTCATTGGTGTAGGCAGTAACGTCCCTTACCACTCCGGGCTTGAACTGGATCTTTTGCAGGGCCATCCTTCGTCCTCATATATTTATGCAATGGGTATTGCGTTCAAGTTCCTACTCCTGTTATTCCACCGGTCCTACAGGCCAGATTGGATTAAATGGATCTGCTATGTTAGCGGGTAGATCGCGTAATGCTTGACGATACGTTGCCCACGACGTTTTATCAACCGGAGAATCGGTCAACTGCGTCCAATCAGATTCAGACAGTTTTTGGTTGCGTTGAAGCCGAACCTCATTAATTTTGTTTGAGGTATCATCTGCAATCTCCTGCTCTGTCTTGTTAACAACAGCATAGGACCGCTCCACGCCGCCACCCTTGATGGTGTAAATAGGATCACCATACCTCTGAGTGTTTGTCAGCACTGGTCGCAGATCGTCCTCAATCAGATATACATTAAGTTCCTGACGCTGCTCGACAGACAATGATTCAGCAGTTTGAAAAACATTCGGCGCAAAGAGAACATTGCCCACAACCTCCCGCCATGTGTCACCAATTTTCTGAACATACATTAAAGTGTCTCCAACTGCTGTTGAATTACAAAGCCGATAACCATTGCTTTCTTCTGTTCTAACTTTTCTGTCACGAGAGATGCTTTTAGCTTCTCACCAAACTCTGCCAGATCAGTATCACCGCTTTCCTTGATGTGGGCGATAGCAAGAGCGTAGTTATCAATGTTAATTTGATAACCCATTATTTCCTGCTGTCTTGCCTCAAGAGCCTGTGTGAGAATTTTATGTTTTGTCATTTTAACTGCTCCGTAAATTAATTGAACGCTACATTAAACCCTGTACCCGTTGGTAATGTTGCAGGATCAGCATATTTAGTTCCAAATCCTGCACTCCAAGGATAGACAGAAACAAATGGTGAAGTAGCGTGTGCTATGGCAATATCAGTTCCTGCAGTTCCTGATCGGGTAAAAGCTGCATCCCCCCCTGTACCCGTTGGTAATGTTGCAGGATCAGCATATTTAGTTCCAAATCCTGCACTCCAAGGATATGCAGAAACAAATGGTGAAGTATTGTGTGCTACAACAATATCAGTTCCTGATGGACTAAAAGCTACGCCATTTCCTACACCCGGTGGTAATGTTGCAGGATCAGCATATTTAGTTCCAAATCCTGCACTCCAAGGATAAACAATAATCCATGGTGCAGCAGTGCCGTGCGATACAGCAATAGCATTTCCTGATGGATTAAATGCTACACCATTTCCTGTACCCGGTAATGTTGCAGGATCAGCATATTTAGTTCCAAATCCAGTTCCCGTAGTCCAAGGATATGCAGAAACAAATGGTGTAAGGGTGCTTGCTACCGCAATATCATTTCCTGATGGACTAAATGCTACATCATTCCCTATTCCGCCCGGTAATGTTGCAGGATTAGCATATTTAGTTCCAAATCCTGCACTCCAAGGATAGACAGAAACATATGGTGTACTGCTGCTTGCTACAGCAATATCAGTTCCTGATGGACTAAAAGCTACACCATTTCCTGTACCCGTTGGTAATGTTGCAGGATTAGCATATTTAGTTCCAAATCCTGCACTCCAAGGATAGACAGAAACAAATGGTGAAGTAGTGTGTGCTATGGCAATAGCATTTCCTGATGGACTAAAAGCTACATCATTGCCTCTGGTTCCGGGTAATGTTGCAGGATCAGCATATTTAGTTCCAAATCCAGTTCCCGTAGTCCAAGGATAGACAGAAACATATGGTGAAGTAAGGTGTGCTATAGCAATAGCATTGGTAACAGCTACTGATGTAGATCGTTGATTCATAAGGACCGATTGTAGCGCACCACTCATGTCAAACCACTTCCTGAAATCACCCAATTAGTCGATGTAATCTTAATAGCCGTCGCAGACCCGTACTGTGCCAAAGACCTCGAACCAGTTGTTCCGCCGGGGCTTAAATACATCGTGTCAGTTGTAATGGCAATCGTAACTACGTTCGAGGTCATGTTGATGAACGTAATAGCAGTTCCTATTGGATAGGCTACTGAACCATTTGCTGGGATAGTAAATGTTCTAGCATTTGCATCTGACGACGGATGCAAAATACATTTACCAGAATCTGTCAAAACTAAAGTGTATGCTGCGGATTGAGAGTTAACTGGGATATTTCTAAATCCAACGGCATCAGTTCCATCAACCGTACAGCTACTCAAAGTTCCAGAAGTCGGAGTACCCAAAGCAGGGGCTGTCAGAACAGGGGATGTAAGTGTTTTATTTGTTAACGTCTGTGTTGCGGCAATACCAACTACTGTATCACCTGTTACAGCAGTAGATAAATTAGCGTAAGTTGGCGTTGCAAGAAATGTCGCCACGCCTGACCCAAGTCCTGATACACCTGTTGAAATAGGCAACCCTGTCGCATTAGTAAGTGTTCCGCTTGCAGGAATTCCTAACGCAGGGGTTGTCAGAACGGGGGATGTAAGTGTTTTATTTGTTAGCGTCTGTGTGCCAGCTTCTGTCACAGGAGCGTTGGCAACTTCAATAAGGTCCGTGCTGTTTGTGTATGCAATGGCCTTCTTGCCGACAGCAATCGTAAAACCCAACTGGCCCGATACCTTAACAATAAGGGCGATATTCGTGTTGTTGAACAGTATGTAGGGCTTATCCACCGCAGGAACGGTTACCGTATGTCCCGCTGTTGGCGTACCCGTGAACTCAATAACGTAGTTACGACCGACAGAGGAGGCTCCGTCAGGAATTGTAAGTGCAGTAGGACCAGCACCCGCAAGTGCCTGCGTAGTGTAACCAGCGATAGCCTCTTCAACCAACGTACCAAGGTTCGTATTGGTCGTGTCACCCCACGTACCGGACTGATCGCCAGTACCCATCAAAGTAAGTTTAAGATTAGGTGAGTAAGTACTTGTCATGCCAAAAACCTCTAGGCGGCTATCTGAGTCCAGTTTGGAGACTGAGATGGTGTGATGGGACTATACCCCGGAACTTGATTTGGTGCAATCGTTACCCACGCAGGAATTTGGTCAGGAACAATCTGACCCCAGACAAGAACTTGTCCAACAGACCCTGTGGCAAATACACCCGTGACACTGACATTAGCGTCTGCCGTGACAGTTGCTGTGCCAACACCGCCTGTTGCAGATACGCCCGTAAGGCTTACATTTGCGGTTGCCGTTGCCGTGACAGTTGCTGTGCCAACACCGCCTGTTGCAACTCCAATATCAATCGCACCCGTGCCAAACGCACCCAGACCCCATCCTTGGGATCTAGACCATCCTTCAAAGGCTACGACTGCATCGGTCATTACTCATCACGCTATGCGAATAATGGCATTGGAAGCATCGTTTGTCGGGAAGATAACAGAGAATGTACCAGCCGATGACGTTTTATCCGCACCAAAATCTAACACAACAACGGCCTTATTGCCCTGCGTTGAGTTATAAATTAATGCACCGCGAGCAGTAAATGACGCCGTGGTCCACGTAGAATCGGCAAAGTCAGCAAAAGCGGTCGTGCCAGAAGACGACGTTGTGCCAGCAGTAAGGGTATTACCGCCCGCTACATATGCGGAACCCGTGGTGTTGGTCGTCTCGTTGGTCGCAGAGTATGCGGTTGTTGAAGCATCAAGCGTTGCAGACGATGTGTACAAGGCCAACTTGAATGTGTCAGCAGTCGTTGCACCACGAATAACCGTTGTGCCGATTGCGTGGATACCGCTCAAGAGTTCCGTCTTGAACGATGTTGTCATGAAGTTTCCAGTAAATGCCATCACGGCCTCCTTATAAGTTCAGCTAATTGTGGTTGACCAGCTTCTGTCACCAGATGACTGACCGTGGATCTATCGCATTGTATAGCACGTTTCATGTAGTGCAGTATAACCTGTTCCACCTGATTTTGAAACGCTATTGCTTGACCTCGGATTACATCCGGGGCTGTAGCCGACACATCGACAATCCTCTTCGACGCCTGTTCCGCCCAAAACTCCGGCGGATGACCGCCATTGTTTGACGTAACTACCTCAACTGTAAATGTTCCGGTTTGCATTGCTGGGGTAAACATCAATTAGCCTTCACTCTAATAAGACCATCACGATAAGCATCGTCGTTCTCACGACCTTCACCATAGTTCTTGAGGCGGGTAAGGGCCTCAATAAACCGTTGATTGTACGTGTTGAGGAGTTCGTTCTCCCCCTTCATAAACGTATAAGCCTCTACCAGAGATCCATACAAAAGGGCTTCGATAGCATTGTCTCCAAGCCATGTTGTTCCAGAAACTGTGATACTGGCGGGCTTGTAGTAATAGTGGATTTCAGTAACAAACGCTGCATTTGGCACCGGAGCAATTAGGAAATTATCCTTGTCAAACAAGGCGTAGTACTTTGGAATACCCGTTGCCTCGGTCGGGTTATACTCCTGTAGGTACTCCACGTCCTTGTTCAACAAGATGACCTTTGACCCAGACGACGTGATCATCAAGCTAAACGGTGCCAGAAAATCTGTCGGGGCTGTCAAATACTTATTTGAGGCCGTCATTGTACCAGTAGAATTCTTCCTGAAGTCCTCAAGATCGACAGCGTAAAAGATGCGCTCTTCAGCACTCTGGATAAAGTTGTCGATGTTCGCCGAGAATGTCGTCTCGTCGTACTCTGTGTAGTCCTTGATGGCTTGCACCAACGTAGCGTATGTCCAGCCCATCAGAGTATCTCCACCGTAACGTCTGTTAACTCACCAAGTGCCTGTGACCCTTCAGCGGATACGGATACATTTTCCGTGGCCAGAACTTCAACAACACCAACCTGCGTAATCATCTGCAACAGGTTGTACTCTACAAACGGGAAAATGTCAGTACCAACTGGTACGTCCATCGGCTCAATACGGGACGGTCTTGGAGCAACCAACGCCTGTGGCTCAGGTGGCGGAAAGATCGGGTCCAACTGAGGATGCTTTGACTCCCAGCATTCCGTGCAGGTTCTCAGACCATTCCATTCTTTCGCCAGCAAATGATAATCGTATTGAAATCCGCATCTGTCGCAGATCGCAATGGCGTATTTGCCGTTTGCAAAAAGACCCATGGGTTACCCCAACCGATAGTTGGACCGAGAAGGCGTCAATCTCAGAGATGCCCGATCACGATCTTCCGTGGCAGCACGTTCAAACTCTTCCTCGTAGATCGCCTTCAACATCTGAATACGGTCAGGAGCCTTCTTAATTGCAATGTAGTACGCCAACCCGGCAGCAAGACACGGATAGAAGCGAAACGGGATCTGCATGGTGTCTACACCAGAATTAGCATCGTCCAATCGCACCAGCTTATCAACTACTAGAGTGTATGTTGTGTTAGGCTTCGGCCAAACGTACACAACAGGGATAATCTTGCGATCTACAAAGTACTGTACAGGGCGACCAATGCTTAACTTGTTCGGGATGTTCTGGTAAATCTCGCGGCTAATGCGATCAATGGTGAGGTCCGACTGAGACGCTGTACCAATCCCAGAACTATCTCTTATAACCGCAGTGATGATGTCAATCACACTTGATGTCAACGTGTAGGATTCATTATTGGCAGTAAGCGCAATATTTTCTTGGACAATCGTCCACTGGTTCAGGCCACGGTTGGCCCACTCAGCAAGAAGCAAATTCAAGCTACGGCGAGCCGTGCGCTGGTCGTATCCTGTGCGGATCTCAATGCCACAACGCTCAAACGCCTCTTCGATGTAGTCGGCTACATCTAACTCAAATGTCTTCGTGCCAGAAACTGTCATATCAACTCATCTTGCAAGGTTTCATACGAACCACTATTCCGCCACCACGGCTTACAACAGAGCCGCCCTTACTCATCTTCTTTGCCTTGCCTTCTCCCATGACGCGCATCGGTTTCATAGGCTTTACAAGGCCGCCCTTGGCAAATCCGGCAGAAGAACCCATCTGCCCAGTTGTCTTATTCATACCAACAAGAGCAGGATTTGTCTGCTCCGTTGTTCCCTGCGGTTGACCAAATGCTGCGCCCTGCATCCCGTAATCAGACGGAGAAGCATATGGGGATGCCTGTGGTACAGCAGGGGCAGGTGCCTGTGCTGTGCCAAGACCTGCCATACCAATCGGAGGAGCAGCCCCGACCGCACCACCATCAGCGTATTTACGAGCACGGTTCATCATCTCAACGTCCCCCTGCTCTACCAAGTCCCTTAACAGCAATACCGCACCCACGCTTTGACGAACGCTTGGCTGTTACTAGGCCGCCCTTGCGATATCCATCAGTCGGGCGGTCTCCAGCTTTAGGCGTAAGATCAGACCCTGCCATGGACTTAATGCTATCACGCATACTGGTTTCTCTATCTTGCGCCGCTTTGTTTGTAAGAAAATCTGGGACAAAATCACTGAGTTCCGGTTTCTTGTATTGGTTCATGCCCATATCTTCGGCCTTGAACCCTTTTGTCTGCTTTGGCGTAATATCGTAATCTTCAAGTTCACTACGATCCACTTTTCCAACCTTTGGAAGAGTGTCCATAATATCTGTGCCACTCTTCATCCGCGCACCGCCACGATTGGAGGTGGTCTTGGGAGGGGCCATCTTCGTGTTGTACTTCTTGCCCTGAAATTCAAACGTGCTTTCTCCGGCATCCAGTGCCGAACGAAACGCTACATCAAACTCTTTGCGAATTGAACTTGCCATCTTACTTACTCCTCTTCTTCGACATACCAGCCTGTGATAAGGCAATGGCGATTGCTTGTTTAGGGTTCTTTACCACAGGACCCTTCTTACTTCTTGTATTCAAGGTTCCAGCCTTAAACTCGCGCATCACCTTGTCTATCTTATTCTGCGCCTTCATGATCAATCACCTGTAGCCGGATGTCTTAGCAGCAATCTTAGGGGGCTGTTTTACAAACTGCTTTCCCTTCGCCTTACCTACACGTTTAGCCTTCGTCGTCGCAGCATACTCAGAAGGAGTAAGAGCCTTAATGGCAGCCTCCGGCAAATACCTCTCACCTGTCTTACTAGACGGCTTACCAGATTTGGTACGCCACTTCTGATCAGACCAGTTCTTCAAGGATTGTTGTGGAGCCTTCATTAGTCCCTATATCCTCCGCCCTTTGCCTTGTACTGCTTTGCCAGCATCTGCGCCTTACGGGCGGACCACTGACCAGCAGCCGTACCCTGCACGGCTGCGCCCTTAATCTTGCTAAACAAAGCCTTCCTCATGGTAGGCTTTGTGTAGTTACCTGAAGCATTTACACCAGACTTCTTTACAGGCAACTCACTCTCCTTTAGCTTTTACCACGACCTTTTGGCTTACCGATAGCAATCATGATCGCCATGCCACGGCCCTTTGAAGCCTTGCCGTGAGCCATGCCACCATGCTTCATGGCTGCACCTTTGTTCTTAGTAGCCATGCCACCCTTCTGCATGCCCATTGGACCTCTGAACGATGAGTTTAATGTTGGCCCTGCCCCACCCGACCAAGGTGATGAAGAACCTGCTGGCTTTGGCTTATTTGGATTTCGTGGACCAAATCCAGATCCGCCGCCACCGCCACCGCCACCGCCACCAGAAGGATTTGGACCTTGTGGACCAAATCCAGATCCGCCGCCAAATCCAGATCCGCCGCCACCGCCACCGCCACCGCCACCAGAAGGATTTGGACGTGGACGATTGTAGGACGCCTTCTGCGCTTCTCTTGCAGACTCTCTGCGATCAGATTCCTGTTGTTCTTTGGTGGACATACCGCCCATCGCCATTTTAACAGGGCCACCACTTTTCATAGCAAGACCTTTGTTCTTGGTAGCCATGCCACCCATTGCCATCTTACCTTTGCCGTCGGCTGCAAAAGAAGGAACCTTTTTTCCGTCTTTCATAGCCATCTTGCCCATCTTGCTCATCATATCCATAGTAGTCTCCTTAACGATTTTCGACTAAACGATCTATTTTCTCTTCAATCCGATCAAATCTCTTGATGAGTTGGTCTAGATCGTTATGAAGATCTACTCGGGTGACATAGTTTCGGGCTATGTCCTCCCGCGTATTTGAGGTATGGCGGAACAATTCGTTAACCCTGCCATTAAGATACACCAAAATCCACGCCGTAGGAATGAGGATTATTGTTAAAAGTATGTTCCAGATAAACTCTAATCCAACCATCATGTCAGCATTTCCATCTTTTACGGGCCTGACGAAGACGGCTGTTTGGATCTTTTGCAGCTTCCGGGAACATCTTCGCTTGTCCCGCTGATCTTGCACAGTAAGACTTACGGCGTTTAGCCCGCTCTCCTGTGGGCTTGTCTTCTGTCACGGCAGTCTTTAACTTCGATCCGGGGTTGGCACGACGGAACGCTTTGACACCTTTTTCTGTCATGCCAGCACCGGTCTTCGTTTTACGGAAGTTGCCGGATTTGACAGATGTCTTAATTCCCATGCCCTTGGCCATCAGAAGTTCTTTACCATTTCAAGAACAATAGTATATCTGTCGCCGGAGGAGGCACCTACCGTAGTAAAAAGAAGGTCGCCTGTTTTTCCCGCACCAGCGTTATTTGACAGACCACCAAACCTGTTAAAATCAAACGAAACGAATTGGTCCGCACCAACAGTGTAACAAATAACGTCCGTTGACGCATCCCAAAGGAGGTCAACGCCCATACCTACTGTTATGGCGTCGAGGTTAACAATGTTGACTCCGGTGCAGGTTTGCCCTTGGTAACTGCTCAAGGCCGAAACGTCTACTTTAAGAACAGCAGACTCACCTGTTCCATCGGAGATATTAGTAAATTTCATGACGGCTGTTCTTGTGCCATCAAAAACTACCTGTGAAGTTACTGCATCAGCCATGTGATCTATCCTTTAAATAAGTGAAAGGGGTGCCAGATATTGACACCCCTTAAATCACATTATGGAATGTAAGTACCCTGCTGAATGTAGTTCACTTTTAGAAAGCCAGTACCCGTGCCTGTGTTTGTTGATGTAACCACAATCTTAATATCGGACGTTCCGACATTGATCCAAGTACCAATTCGGGTTGCATCTGCACCTGCCGTAGCATTAATAATCCCAAGTGTACCACCTGCAACTGCCGCAGCCGCCGTAAGTGCTGTTGCAGAAATCGTTGTGCCGATGCCAAGGGTAGTAGCTGCACCACTCCAAATAGCAGTTACATAAAGTTGAATACCTGTGATCGTGCTACCCGCTGGGATAACAATGGAGGTTGTATATACGCCCGCAGACACACCATTAGTTGCCTGTGTGATTGCTTCGTACTGAGAAAGAACAACTTCGCCGACGTTATTAATGTCTGTGCCAAGTGTCGTACCCGTTGTGGATTTGATGGTGCCAGCGCGAATTGGGCCAGAAAAGGTCGTCGTACCCATGAGGATCTCCTGTCGTTGGGTTGTCTGCCACAGTGGCAGTCAGGGATTGCAAAACTCTACAATAAAAAAAGGGCTGACACAAGGCCAGCCCTTTCATATTTCTGTCAGTGACAGATTTTATGCACCCTGCGAACCGTACATGGCGCGAGGATCAGACCAACCGAAGCTATAACGCTCACGGGCCTTGTAACGAGCGTTGCCCGTTTCAAAGTCACCTTCCATAGCCGTCTTGATCGGGCTACGGACAAAGTGCTTCATGCCATTTGGTGCGTCTGTCTTAATGAAAAACGCATCAGGGTCGGTCAGGAAGTGGTTAACACAGAAGCCCTGTGGCATGTAACCACCGGTCTTGATCGCATTGATGTCATTATCAGCAGTACCAACACGCTGTTCCGACTTCAAGATACGCTCTGCGGTGAACTGAAGAGCAGATGGGATGATCAGCTTCATGCCACGGAGGGCAATCTTCAGACCACGCTCGTCGATGAACGCTGCAATGTCGATCAAAGACTGTTCGAGAGAAGTCTCGTTAAGGTCTGCCTGAGTTGCAAGCGTGTTCGACAAGTTACCGCCGCCAGTTGTAGGATGCGCGCTGTTGATCAACGAAACACCGTCGCCGCCCTTATAGGACGAGGAAAATGCGTTGTTGAGGACAGAAGCAGCCTTCACCTGTTTGGTGTTGGA